TTTTCTTTTTTATTTTTTTTCTCATGTCTTCTCCTTTATTGTATTATTGCAAGACATTGATGGCAAGATTTTATAAATCTTGTATGAGATCCACAATGCTTTGGTTTATGAACCGGTATATCCGATTCAGGTGTTGTTGTAAAAAATTCTATATGCTCATCAACTTCATCACACTGACATGCTTTGATGTTAAATAGTTTGCAAATAAAACTTTTTAGTCTGTTAAACATTACCTGTTTATTTTACCAGATTTTTTAGCTTTAGAACCAAACTTACCATATGAATCATCAGCAGAAGCTTTTAATTGTTTTGCGCTTCTTTTCTTTTTGATTCTCATAGCAATAGATTCGTCTTTTCTATCTTTGTAGCCTTGCTTCTTAGCTTTGCCACCTTTTTTCATACCAGATGCTCCAGTTGGAAATCTGACGTTTGATCTTAGTCCGTTTTGTCTCATTTTTTTCCTCCGTTTTTAAATATTTGTGTTCCTTTTATACCATAGATACTCGCCACGACAAGGATCCATAAATTTGTAAACCATGACGGGAGTGCCGCAAAATGCTCAAAGAATATATTTACTTTGTCCATGGCTCCCGGATCGTCGCTTACAACTGCCCAAGCCAAAATTGCTATTGGCGCCGAGAGAATTATCAAAACTGCCTCGTCCTTCCAATCCGATTGTCTAGCCTCAAGAAGTTTACCTTGGTAAGCTTCCTTACCTTCGGCCATACGAGATGCGTGCATAAGCTGTGCATCTGACATAGCTATTTTCGTCTTCTGCTTATTAGCATAAATTTTACTACCAGCAGAAACGGCTAATTTAATTGCCGATAACCACATTGTTTAGTACCATTTAGCTTGAACAGGTTTTTTATCCGCTCTCATAGCTTTTGTTCCTCTAACAGTTACTGTTTGAGTTTCAAAAGGATCTGTAGCTTGGATTGTAACGCCACCTGTTTTGTATCCATCTTTACCAACACCTAGTTCAGGTACGGCTTTAGGGTCTTTTGCTTTTTTAATCATAATTTTCTCCTTAAAATGATTTATATCTAGTTTTTTTTGAAATTTCTACCGAAATCGTGACGCTTACTCGCGTCTGCCATTTGTTGTTTGGCTATTGATACTCCTGCACGCATTTCAGCTAGCTCTTGATTCTGTTCTAGGTCATCTTCGTGCTGTGATTGGTTCATCATTGCTTTCATTTTGTCTAAATTTAATCTTTCTTGACCTTCTTCTTCTCTTCTTTGGTTTTCTGCAGCTTTTAGGTCAACTTCTCTTGATTTAATTTTTAATAATGGGTCTCCAGCAAACTCACCAGTAATTTTTTCTTCTTCTTTAGCGTAATCTTCTTGCATTTCAGCAATTAATTGCGCTTTTCTAGCTTCAATAGCGTTTGTTATCTGTTGAACTCGTTGTTGTTGTTGCATCATCTGTGGATTTTGCATCATTCCTTGTGCCATAGCAGGATTTTGCGCTCCCATTTGTTGCATTTGTTGTTGAATCATCTGTAATTCTTGTAATTCTTCTACAAATTCTATTTGAACTTGTTCTTGTGCCATTAAACTTATGTGTTCAAGTATATTTTTTTGCATTGTAGCCATAACCATTGGATTATTTTGCACCATATTCAATCTCATAAAGTTTAAGTGAGCATCAATATGAGCTTTGTGGTCTTGACCAGGGAAAGCTTGGAATGGTTTTTGTGACATTGCTAAAATATGTTCTAATGCAGGGTCCATCGGCATTGGTTGTGCAGGTGGTGGTAAAATTGCATTAACATTTTTCACACCCAGCGCATCATACATAGATCTGTACGCTTGGTACATATTATGCATTTGAGGATTTGATTGCGCTAGTTGTAATTGACTTTGTGCAATTGATATTCTTTGTGTTTGCGAAAATATATTTGGATCCGCAATTGGTAGAATATCTATTCTATCATCAAAGTCTTGTACTTTAATTTCTCGTCTTGCTCCTGGAACATCGTAAGGATAAACCGGAGGTAAATATGTTTTAAATACTTCTGCTAATAATTTGAATTCTTGTTTAAGTCCAACATACAATCTTTTGTGAATTGCAGACATTACACGTGAGCCACGCTCAAGAAGTGCAACAGTAGTTCCAACTGCAGCTTGTTGATTCATATCTCCAACTTGCATATCAGAAATTGCTGCAAATCTTTGACCTGCAGAAACCACAACACCCATTAATTGTAATAAAGTTTGATCTGGTCCTTTGAAAGGCAAAGTCATAAACTGATCTTTGATATTTCCACCAGGTGCATCTACATCTCTAAACTCACCAGGCTGTAAAGGTTGTGCATCATCTCTAACTCTAATACCACGAGATTTAAATCCTGCTGGTAGGTTTGCTAAAGTTCCTGCATCTAGTAATTGTCTTAAAGCTGCTGTTGCAGTTCTAGTTAAACCACCAATCATATGAATTAAACCGAAACCATAAAAACCAGTTCCAGGTAAAAATTTAAATTGTACAAAATAATTAATTTTGTTTTTCTTTGGATCTTCTGCTTTGTAATTTCTTCTTATAGATAAGATTTTACTATTTGCTTGGGCAACAGTTACAACATATGGAAGTTTAATACCTGTCGGCTCACCATCTTCGCCAATATCTTCATAACCTTCTAAATCTAAATTAGTATGAATTTCATAGAGTGTGTATTGATCTTCTTGACCATCTTTAGAAATACCTTCTAGTTCTAATTTTTTATCTTCTAATTGATTTTCAGTAACAGGAGGTTCACCTAATTCTATGTCCTTATAAAAACCTGCTACTTGTTGTTTTCTTAATTCGTTTTCTGAAATTTTAATTACGTGAATAATTGCTTCTGCATCTTCTAAAGAGTTTGCAGAGTAAGGTACAATTAAATCATCTGCCGGTACAAATTTTGATACGGCTCTACCTAAAAGATCATCATAATAAATTTTCTTAAAGGTAGATCCGGATAGAGGGAGGTAAAAAAGCATTTGATCAAATTCTGGTTCATATTCTTTCATCTGATCCATAATTTGATAGTTCATAAAATCTTTAACCCGTTTAGCTTGCTCTTCTTTAGGAACATTTACATCTCCTAAAATTTGAGTTCTAACCGGACCGTCTGATGGTAATAATTCTTTGTAAGCTTGCGCTTGAAACTGTGTAACCGATTCAGCAAGTACAGGGTGATTAACACCTGATGCACCTCTAAAAGGTTCTGTTCTTCTCTCGTACTTAAATCCTAAAAGTTCTAAACCATTTCTGTAAGTATCTTCCCAATCTGCTCTTGACTCTCTGTATTCATTATACTGATCAATTAGTTTAAGTCCTAAAGGATCTAAATCAGAGTCTTCCATAGTTTCTGCAAGGTTTGCAAAATGATCTTGAGATGGATCTATTTCTGAAGCATTCGGATCAAAAGAAATTTCTGCTCCACCATCTTCAGTCATATCTACTTCAACAGGTCCTGTTGGAGTATCAATTACTTCTGCTGCTTTTTTGTTTTCAATCTCAACAATCTCTTCTTGAGCATTGTCGTTGTCTACATTGGGTAATGGTTTATCTATAGTTGCCATTTGGCTATTCTACCTTCTTTTAAATAATGATTCAACACCTGACTCGCTGATATCAGGTATTTTGATTACTGTCAAACTAACTTCTCCACCATCTTTAAAGCCTTTTTCACCTAATTCTTTTAGTTCTTCTATTTCTTCTTGAGTCATCTTACGATCAGTTTGTTGTGCTTTAAAATCTAAATAATCTTTTCTAAAGTAATTTTCTAAATATTCTAATTCTTCTATTTCATCTTGACTGATTAATCTTCTATCTCCTGTCATCTCTGCTTCTTCTAAATTTCTTCTTAAAAAATTTAATCTAGCTTGAGAGACAGAACCTGCTTCAGGATCTAATTTACGAGTTTTATATGCATCATACATAGACTCTTGATATTCTCTTACTGGTTTTGCCAATGCTTCTAGTTCTTCAATAGTTTCATCACCAAAAACAACAGTGTCTTCTGAATGATTTAATAGGTCTGCATAGTAATCATAATCAGGTGTACCATCTTCAGCAAATTTTCCTTCTTTACCAAAGTTTTTAAATTTGTCTCTAGCAATGGCTTTTTCTGGTCTATCTATATTAAAGTAAGGTAAACCAAATTCTTCAGTTTCTTCTACAGTTTTAATTGCGTCATCTCCAAATTTACTTTTAATAGCTTGCATTGCTGCTTGTAAACCTTTTGGTATACCACCTCTAACCATTGCAACTCTACCTCCGCTTGCAAAACCTCTTTTACCTTTTAAAAACTTTTCAAGATTTGTAATACCACCACTAATACCTTCTTGAGCATCTCGGCCTGTAGGTCCATAAATTTCTTCTTGTTCAAATAATTCTTCTACAACTTTACCTCCTGTAGTTTCATCCATAGTTTTTTGAATTTCTCCTACAGCTTTTGTACCTTCATCTGTATCAAAATACACAGAACTACTTCCTGTAGTTTGATCTACGTCAACTGTAATGTCTGGTCTATCTGGGTGTTTAAAAGTAGAGATTCTATCTTGTTCTTTAACTAAAGTTCCTTCGTCCATAACTTTCTTAATTACCATATTAAAAAAGTCTACACCTTGACTTGCAACTTGCTCAATACCCTCACGCGCGCCCTCGGTTTTAAATATGTTTACATATTTACCAATAGCGGGTGCACTTGCTAAAGCAATTAATCCTTTTATAAAACTTCGTCTATCCATCTTTATTAAATAAGTTGTATATCATACCTTCTTGGTTTTGATAATTTTTATAAGCATCATAGCCAGCTAATCCAGCTCCTAGTGCAATTCCTGGTAATCCTAAAAATCTTGATGCTCCTGCAATCATTCTTGGACTTAAACCCATTCTTAAAATTTGTCCTGTAAGTCCTGGTCTTGCTTGACCTACGTTGCTTAAATTAAAATAGTTTTTTGCACCCTCTAACATTGTTCGTTTAGGTGCATTTTTTACAACTCCAGAAAGTTTTGATAAAGGTTCCATTAAAGTTAAACCTAATGCTGGTCCAACTGGATCAGTTAGAATGTCTGTCATTGTTTCACCTTCATCTAATCTTTTAGCGCCGATCGCTCCTTCATATAAACCTGTAATTAATGGCGTTCCAAAAGTTGTAAGCACCGGTCTTATTGCGCCGCTGATTCCAAGTGTAGATCTAACTCTGCCTCTACCTAAATCTCTTGCAGCTTTGTAAGCACCTGGTACTTCTTGTGCAGCAAAACCTAAAGATGAACCGGCTGTAACTTTTAATGGGTTATCTTTTACGTATTGTAAGATTTGGTTTTGGTCTGCTTTTTGATCGTTGTCTGTTGTTACAATCTCACCTTTCTCTGGATTAAATCTTAATCCTGATAAAGCAATACCTGCTCCCGCAGCGACTGTAGCAATTTTTCCAACTGTACCTATTTTAGGAAAGAGACTTAAAGATCTTTGAGCAAAACCTTTTAAGGTAGAATCACTGCTTTGTGCAATTTTATTTAATGTTTGTTCAGGAGCTTTATCAAATTCAAGTTCCATTTGTTTGGCACATCCACCTCCTACTGGTCCTCCATTAGCTTGTCCTTTAGCTCCAAAAACTACTTCGCATATATTATTATCATTATTAGTTGCTCTATTTATTACGTTTTGTTTAATTATATCAAAACCATAAAATGTACCTTTTTTAATTTTACCTGCTTGTGTTGTTGCTCGGTCTATTATTGCTTGTTCATAATCTTTTCCTTTTAATCCTTTAAAAGGTTCATTTAAAGTTTTAAAAGTTTTATTAAATTGTGATTGAGTAATATTTCCTGCTCTTAAAGAATTATCTAAAGCCATTTCTACTGTATTAATGTCGCTTGTATTAAATCGTAAATTAGTAAAAGGTTCTCCTTTAACTCCTTTGGGACCGTGAAGAACATCAATAGTTTTATATCTAGGACTCCATTTATAACCATCAACTTGAATTTTTTTAATTAAATTTTTTACTTGAATTTTAGATCCAGGTTTAAAAGGATTATCAACATATCTATTTTTAAAAGCAGTTGATTGATTAGCTATTTTATACGCTTCTGCAAAATCTTTTTTTAAAACAGAAGTATCACTTAATTTTGCTAAATTATATTTTTTTCCTTTATAACTAAATGATATATCTTTTCCTTTTAAATTTTTTCCAAACCCCCAAGGTATTTCTTTACCTTTTTTATCAAAAAATTTTACAGGACCTTTACCAAGATTTTGATCCCAATTACGAAAAGCAAAATTCATAATAGTATATTTAGGTTGAAAAGTTTTACCAACATCTGCACCAAAAGATATTATAGGTCTTCCTTCTAACAATTCGTTTGCTTTTGTTAATTGATCAGAAAAAGATAATTTGCTTAAAATTTGTTTTGCTGCGCCTGAATCAAGTTTTTTAGCTATAATATCTGCACCTTGATCTTTTATAGTGTTGTAGGTAGGAACTTTTCCTGCTTTAAAAGAATTTGAAATTGATTGAGGAGTAATGCCTGTTTTTTTTGCAACAGTCTTATACCAAAGATCATTTAAAGGCTTATCATCCATAAGCATTCTTTTTAATACAGTATCTATTTTTTGTTCTGTACTTTCTAAAGTATCAATTACTGGATAAGTTCCAGAATTTAATCTATATCTTGCACCTGCTTTTCCTTTTTTATTTGGTTTTCCAGTTTTTATATTAAATTTTATTACAGCTTTTTCTATTATATTTTGTTTAGAAACAAATTTGTCTCCTTCGTTTGCTTTTTTTATTTCTCTTGCTAAATATTTTGAAACTTTTTCAATTTTTTTAACACCTAATGTTTCTTTAGAAGTGTTTGTTGCAATGTCCAAAGCATATCTTGCTCCTTGAACATTAGTAGGGGTAAATTCTTTACCATATTTTGAAGTGGTATAATTTTTATTTAAAATTTTAGCTGTTTCTGAATCTGATAAATCTTTAGATTCATTTAAAATTCTTATTAATTCTTCTATTGTTATTTTTGGTTTAAGAGCCACTATCCCCTCCTAGTGAACATTGAAGCGAGGCCGCCGTCTGCTCCATAAAAAGTTTGTACTTCTTCTAGTGTTGCGGGATCTTCGGGATCATTAAATGGAGAAATGTTATTTAATATTTCTTGATCAGAAATACCCATTATATTTTTTAAATTTTTTTGAGGACCAGCTAACATTTTTTGTTGCATTTCAGTTAATCCAGCCATTAAATCATTTGATGGATATCCTACATCTATAGTGTTGATTCCTTGTGGTTGTGTATTAAAATTTATATTATCATCAATAACTTGTAAACTTTGATTAGATGCTAAAGGTTGTTTATTAGTATAGAAATCTTGTAAAGTTCCTCCTAATTGATTTGCTTTAAGTATTTCTCCAGCTTTTGCTGCTTCTAAAGCTTCCATTTCTGTAGCATATTGATCTAATCCACCTACGGGATTATTAAAAGCAATTCCTTGCGGATCTGAAAAAGTTTGAGGTGTTTGTAAACCCATTCTAGAATCTGTAAACCCTTTTAGATCTCTACCTGTTAAAACGTTTTGTGCTGTGCTTGGTTGAAGACCCATTGCTTCTAACATATCCATATTTTTTTGACTAAAGTTTTTTCCTTTAGATTTTCTGTCATACATATTATCTAGTCGACCTTGTAGTTGTCTTTGTTGTCTAGCTGCATCATATTCTGCTTGAGTTCTAAAACCTGTAGTCTTTTCTCTAAAGTCTCCAAGTGTTTCATTTAAACTTCCAAGTCCACCTTTTAATTTATCAAACCCACCTGTCAGTAAACCTAATCCAGGAATACCCAACATCATTCCTGCTATAGTACCAAGTATTCCACCAACTTTACTTTTTGGTTTAGCATAACCAAACTTTGTTATGTTTTTATTTTTTGCGTCTCGTTTATCTCTTTTTTCTTTTTCTTTTGCTTTTTTAGCTGCTTCAATTTTAGCTGCTTCAATTGCAGCTGCCGTATTTACAGCTTGTTGATATTCTTGTCTAGATTCTCGGTAACGATCGCCTGATGGATTATTACTACTACCAGCATCTCCATAGCCACCTAGAGGTCCACCTTGATAACCACCTGTTCCTGGACCAACATTACCTTGAGAATCCGCAACTGATCCCATATCAGAACCACCACCATACATACGTCTACCATCACGACCCATAATACCGCCAAAGGCTGCTTGTTGTCTGTAACTAATTGCTTTATCTATAGCCATTATACTAATCCACCGTCCGCGAATCTCGGTTCGGGTTTTTGTATTCTTGTTAAAATTTCATCGATGTAGTTGTCCCAAAAAGTTGTATCGTATTTTATATCTTCCATCTCAATGTCATCTGCAATTTTACGTAACACAGCTTTTGGATCATAC